GAGTGATACTGGGCAGAAAATTATAAGCGCTGCAAAAGATTGGCAGAAAACTAAAAACTCTGAAAAGAAAACATATAAAGATCTTGTTAATGATATTAAATATCGTGTTACAGGTCGTCAATATGTTGATTCTTATCTTAATGAGGGTACAACGTTTAAACGCATTCAGACAACCGACGAGTTCGAGAACTTTGCGTTTTATGCGACGTATAAGAAGGATGATCAAGATAAGTATAAGGGTCTTTATACTCGTAGTCTTACTCGTCGTGCTGAGAACGATGCAAAAGCTGCTGAGAAACTCGCTAATGAATCTGGTCTTGCCGATGCCCAGCAGACAGCTAAAGAACTTAGAGAAAAAGCAGACAATATGAAAGTTTATCAACTTTCTCTTGATACTATAACGAAACTTAAAGTTCCATCTGATGAGAATGTTCGTAATATTACGGCGGATTTGCTTAAGGATGATACGTTTAAGGCGAATCTTGAACACTCGATTGCGGATTCTAAGACTAAGATGCTTCGTCCTTCGCAACAAATTTTGTTCTCTCGTGCTCAAAATGCTCTTAAAGGTGATGTGAATCGTTTGACTTCTTCGGAAAAGCAAGCGATTTATAAAGCGTTTAACCTTTCGCTTGTATATCATGACGATCAAGAGATTGCTGCACAAAATCAGTTTTATGATACCCTTAAGAAGAAAGGTTACGGAGCCATTCTTGATTATAACGATAAGGATTATTCATCTTACCACGCGAAACGTCCTATGATTGTTTTCGACACTGATTCTGTCAAGTTGTCTGCTGTTACTGAAGTTAAGTCTGATATAGCAGATACTTTGTACAAGAAATATAACACAGAACGTATTACAAAAGAACCATATGCGAACACTGTGAATTTAGTGCGAGAGCTGGGTTCGAAAACAGTGTCCGAATGTGAATCTTATGTTACAAGAAAATATGAGGATTATCTTGGCGTTAGCAAATCTTCTGGACGTAGTAGTCGTTCGAGTGCTCAGTCTGCGGCTGTAAGGCAATATCGTCAAGAGCATCCCAATACGACTTTGTCGTTTGATCAAATTTTGTCTGCCCTTAATTATACGAGTACGTAAGAGGAGGTGATGTTATGGCTGATTATATTTCTCATCATGGTATTCTTGGTATGAAGTGGGGTGTGCGTCGTTACCAAAACGAAGACGGCTCTTATACGGCTGCTGGCAAGAAGCGCTATGGTGATCCAGAGAAGTGGAGCAGTGATTATAAAGAGTCAAGAACCATCTCCTCGAAGCATGTAAACGAAATGACGAATGACGAGTTACGTAAGCTCAACGAACGTCAGAAGCTCGAAAACGAATATAAGAAAAATAATCCGAACACATCTAGGATCAAAAAAGGTATCAAATACGTAGCTGCCACCGTTGCGACTGTTAATGCTACGGCTGCTTTTCTTGAAAATTCAGATAAGATCATTAAAGCTGGTAATAATTTTGTGAATTCGGATCTTGGTAAGGGGATGAAAGATCTTCTTATTAAGACGATCAACGAATGAGAGGAGGCGAAATCTTGTATATGGATTATATCGCTCATCATGGCATTAAAGGCATGAAATGGGGCGTTCGTCGTTATCAGAACGAAGACGGCACATTGACTGCTGCTGGTAAGAAACGTTACGAGCGAGACGCAAAAGAAAATAACTGGGAGATTGGTTCAGATGGTCTGGCTGTCGGAACCGGAAAGAAAAATAAAGGTACCATTTATAAGCCCAATGCCAGTAAATGGGTGGAGCAAGACCTCGAACGTACAAAACGCCTCACCGATGCCAGTTCATCGATGGTTAATCAGTTAAAAAATACAACCACCTCGAATCAACAGACTAAGAAGAAAGTAAAAATGGATCTGAGTAATATGACTGATAAGGAAATGCGTGATCAGATTAATCGTGCGCTTCTTGAACGTCAATATAATGATCTTTTTGCACCAGAGGTAACGAATCGTGGTAAAGAGTACGCCAATAAAATTTTAACTGGTGCAGCAACAGGCCTTGCGATTACAAGTTCGGCGCTTAGTATTGCTTTGGCTATCAAACAGCTAAGGGGGTAATTTCGAATGTGGGTTAACAAAACAACCGAAGATTATGTCGCTCACTATGGTATTAAAGGTCAAAAGTGGGGTGTTCGTCGTTATCAGAACGACGATATGTCTTTAACGCCAGAAGGAAGAGCAAGATACTCTGGTGGCGGAAAAGTTCAGCAAGCTGTGTCTAGTATCAAGTCTTCTGTAAATAGTGCAGTTTCAAGTGCTAAAGCAAAACGTCAGGCTAAAGTCAATCAAACGAAAGCCGCTGTCAAGGCGTATTCAAAACAATATGACAAAGCGACTTCGATGGCTGATAAGTCAGATGAGATGTGGGACGAGGTTCACAACGCTCGTATGAAAATTGGTAAAAACCCCATCAGTCGAACAGTTGCGGCTATTAAAAATAAAACTCCAGAGGCTAAAGAATATTCGAAGCTTTTTGATAATGCGTCGAGTTATTCCGATAAAGCTGACGAAGAGTGGTACAAAGCAACTCAACTTTATCAGAAAACTGGCAAGACTTTTATTTCTCGTGTAATCAACAACGCTCGCTACGGTTCTTAGTTTACACGACTATTAAAATTTGCCCAAATTACAGGAGAGAAATTTCAAAATGGCTTTAGTCGATAGATTTAAAAACGCTTGGAATGCGTTTCGGAATAAAGATCCGACTGTCGAAATGACTACGAACGTCGGATCTGGTTACTTTTATAGACCCGACCGCGTTCGAATGCGTTACAGCGCTGATCGGACAATAATTGCTGCGATTTTTAATCGAATTGCTCTTGATGTAAGTACTACTACGATCATTCATGCACGTCTTGACGACAAAGGGCGTATGACGGAAGAGATCAAAGACGGATTAGACGAGTGTCTTACCTTATCAGCTAATAAAGATCAAACAGCACGAGCGTTTTTTCAAGACCTCGTGCTTTCTTTGTTTGATGAGGGTGTGATTGCCGTTATTCCAGTTGATTCAGATCTTCCGAAATACGCGAAGAACGTCTTTACAACAGATAGTTTTGATGTTTTATCGATGCGTGTTGGTCGAATTACACAGTGGTATCCGGATTATGTTGATATAGAAGCATATAACGACAGAACTGGACAGCGAGAAACAATGCGATGGCCAAAGCGAGTCGTTGCGATTATTGAAAATCCGTTCTACGCGGTAATGAACGAACCAAATAGCACTTTGCGTCGACTTTCTTACAAGATGGGTCTTCTCGATTCTATCGATGAACAGTCATCCAGTGGAAAACTCGACTTGATTATACAGCTTCCGTATGTCATCAAATCAGAAGCTCGTAAAATTCAGGCCGAGGCGAGACGTAAAGATATAGAAGATCAGCTTAGCGGTAGTAAATACGGCATTGCGTATACAGATGGTACAGAAAAGATTGTGCAGCTTAATCGAAGTCTCGATAACAATTTGCAAGCACAAATTCAAGATCTTACGACTCAAGTCTATTCTCAGCTTGGTATGACACCGGAGATATTAAACGGCACGGCGAACAACGAAGTCATGACTAATTACTTGAATCGTACAGTTGAAGTTATTGTTGCTGCAATTACGGATGAGTTTAAGCGTAAATTCCTTTCTCGTACAGCTCGAACGCAAAATCAAACTATTTACTATTTCCGTGATCCGTTCCGCTTTATCACTGTCGATAAGGTAGCTGATATTGCGGATAAGCTGACACGCAACGAGATTTGCAGTTCGAATGAAATCAGGCAGATTCTTGGTATGAAGCCTGCGGACGATCCTGCTGCTGACGAGTTGCGTAATAAGAACCTGATTCCTCAAGGCACAGATGCTGCGAATGCAAATATGTCAATAGATGATGGTTCGCATGTTCAAAATGGAACTAACGATACAGCACAATCTCAAACACAATCGACAGAAGTAAACTCTGGAGATAGTAACGAACAAGTTACAGATGGAATTATTGATTATGCTGCTATCGCTAGGAACGCAATAGAAGGTTCGAGGTGATTCTATGGCAAAAACGTACGATTTTGCTGGTTATGTCACCAAGAACAACGTTCGGTGCAGTGATGGCGTAGTGATTCGTGAGAATGCGTTTGCTGATCAGAACGGCGCAACGGTGCCGCTCGTATGGCAACATAATCATGATGATCCCGAAGCCGTCATTGGACATGCTGTTCTCGAAAACCGGAAAGACGGCGTTTACGGATATATTAAGCTTAATGATTCCGAAGCGGGTCGTGCTGCAAAGACGATTGTTGATGCAGGCGATGTCAATTCGATGAGTATTTGGGCTAATAATCTTAAACGTGCTGGCGTTGGACGTAAAGATATTGTTCACGGAGTTATCCGCGAAGTAAGTCTTGTTCTGTCTGGCGCTAATCCCGGTGCTCAGATCGAGGCAACGAATGTTGTTCATGGCGCAGATGGCGAATGGGACGAAGGCATTATTTGGACGGATGGTGTTGTCCGTGCTGACGATATGCCCGACGAAATCGAACATGCAGCTACAAAAGAGGAAGAGAAGAAAGTCGAGGATAGTCAGACCGAAATTCCTTCTTCCGAATCTGAAGAAGCTGCTGAAACTAAACCTACCAAAGAAAGTGAGGACCAGAAAATGGCTGAAAACACTACTAATACTGATGAGAAGACTGTCAAAGATGTTATCGATTCTATGACGGAAGAACAGAAAAACGTTATGTACGCTTTGATCGGTCAGGCACTTGAGGAATCTGGCGATAAGGGTACTGAGGAAAAAGATACGGAGGATACCGAAATGGTTAAGCATAATGCTTTTGAAGACAACAACGGTCGTGGCTACGCTGAGGACGTGATTAGCCATGACGCTATGATGGAGGTTATGGAGGACGGTCGTCGTTGCGGTTCTCTGCGCGAGGCTGCTCGTCGTCACGGCATGGAGAACCTCGACTACATTCAGCATGATGATACTCAGACCTACGGCATGACCAACGTCGATTATCTGTTCCCTGACTACAAGTCTCTGACTGATAAGCCGACGTTTATCAGCCGCGACATGGCTTGGGTTGAGAGCCTTATGGGTTCTGTTCGTAAGGTTCCGTTCAGCCGCATCAAGAGCCTGCACGCTGATATTACCGCTGACGAGGCTCGTGCCTTGGGTTATATCAAGGGCAAACTTAAGAAGGATGAGGTCTTCGCTCTTCTGAAGCGTACTACTGATCCGCAGACCATTTATAAGAAACAGCGCATCGACCGTGATGACGTGAGTGACATCACTGATTTCGACGTTGTTGCATTCCTGAAGGGCGAGATGCAGGTCATGCTCAAAGAGGAGATTGCTCGTTGCATCCTTGTTGGCGATGGCCGTACCGCTGCTTCCGAGGATCACGTCTCCGAGACTCACGTTCGTCCTATTTGGACCGACGAGGATCTTTACACTATCAAAGTTGCTGTTAATTCGGGCACTGATGCAACGGATGATAGCTTGGCGAAAGCTCTGATTAAGGCTGCTGTTAAGGCACATGTTGATTATAAGGGTTCTGGCAATCCGATCATGTTTGTATCTGATGCTCAGTTGACTAATATGCTTCTGCTTGAGGATACGATTGGTCGTCCTCTGTACACCGATGTGAACGCTCTTGCTTCTAAACTGCTGGTTTCTAAGATCGTCGCTGTGCCTGTGCTGGCTAATCAGACTCGTACCGATAGTGATGGCAATGTTCGTACTCTGGCTGCGATTATTGTTAATCCTCGCGACTATACTATCGGCTCCGATAAGCGTGGTCAGACTTCTCTGTTCGAGGACTTTGACATTGATTACAACCAGATGAAGTATCTGATCGAGACTCGTATCTCTGGTGCTATGACTGTTCCTTACGGTGCTATTGCTCTGGAGATTGTTGCTGCGGCTTGATTTTATTGGATAATTTGTTAAAGGCTTAACATTTGACAGGAGTGATTTTTCAAAATGCGTTTTGCAGGAAAAGTTGGCTATGTGATTGCCGAGGAGACTTCTCCTGATGTCTTCACTGAGCAAGTCACCGAAAAACTTTACTATGGCGATGTTTTGAAAAACACTCGTCAATGGGAAAACGGTGAAGGAATAAACTCAAATATTAACGTTACTAATTCGATTAGTATTGTTGCTGATGATTTTGCATACCAGCATATCGGAGAAATTCGGTATGTCTGGTTTTTACAGCAAAAATGGGCCGTTAAAACCATTACTATCGATCGTCCGAGAATTACTCTTACGTTAGGAGGGCTGTATCATGGCGGGCAAACGAGCTGATTTAAGTGCTGAATTGCATAAGATCCTCGATTACGTGTATTTTCAGCCTTCTGCTACAATTAATATGCATTATCCATGTATTGTGTATTCACTTTCTGGCGAAAAACCGACTCGGGCGGATAACAAAAAGTACGCTAATAAGAAACGATATACTGTAACCGTTGTCGACACAAATCCGGATAGTCTATATCCAGATATGGTCGGCGAATTAATGTTTAGTTCGGCAGAAAGACCGTATACGGCAGATGGGCTCTACC